GGAACGCGCCCTTGCCCAACCCCCACAACTTTTCTAGTAATCCTGGGTTCATGGGCGCGATGGGGCCTAGCGATGCTGGGAACTTTGCGCCATCATCTCCGCCGTCCGGGAGGTCCCTTCAAGGGAGCAATCAATCGGCAGGAGGGAAGCAAACTAGCGGAGGGTCTACAGGACATCTCACCTCAGTAGGCAAGAACAAGTCCGCTGCCATGCCGGCACCGGCAGATACAAATCCGTATTCCGAAGGGGGTCCACAAATCGTGACCTCGGGTTACAATGGCTAAAGTCCTCCAAGTTGGCGATGAGACGTTCATTTCTCCATACAAGTACGCTCCAGTGATAGCTCCCAGCAAGGAGCACACTACAGCGGTAATTGGCTCGCTGTGCGGCAAGGACCGCTTGCAGGTAATTGCCAACTACGCATGCAAGTGCCAGATGCTTGAAGGGGAGTTCTGGGAATGCGGGGTGTTCAATGGGGGTAGTGCTGCTCTTATTGCTCAGTGTGCCCATCCTGATACTACTGTTAGGCTTTTTGATTCATTCGAAGGGATTAGTGAGCCTACCCAAGAAGACAAGAACGTTACTGGGTGGGAAGCGCCAATGGAGAAAGGCGAGTGGAAGGGGGTTGTGGGCAACGTGGTGGCGATGATGCCAAGAAGTTGTACAATACACAAGGGATGGATACCGGAGACTTTCAATGGTCTTGAGAATTGTAAAATTGCTTTTGCTCATGTTGATGTGGATTTATATCAACCAATCAAGGACTGTCTTCTCTTCATACTACCCCGCTTGGTCAGTGGTGGTGTCGTTATCGTGGATGATTTTGGTTATCCTAGAAATCCGGGAGTGGAGAAGGCAGTCAGAGAAGTCTTGCCCCCAGACTTCCACGGCCACAACGAAGCGGACTGGCAGTTGATCCTATACAGGGTAGAACCATGAGCCAAGCAGTAGGCGCACAAGCCGTTGACCTAATCAACTCAATGCCGTTCTACGGATACGATACCAGTATCATCGAACGCGAGAACCTAGGCTTGGGCGATGGCTATGGACAACTGAACATTCCCTGGTATATTGGGCTTTCTGCTATGATGGGCAATGCTGGCACCACGGCGCTATCTAGGAATGCTGTGGTATTCTGCGAACCGGAGTGGAGTTATGAATGCGTGGGGATGGGAAGCAGCTATCCGGGCGGAGTAATCGGAGGGCCAAGCGGAGGGCTTACCGTCGCATGGTGATTGTCACCAAGTATCTGACACCGACAATCCGGTACACTTACATACCGGCGACGAATCCCAGACCGGAGGATTGATGAGCACACTGCAAATGAAGGAATGGAACCAGCGGGACTTTTCTGGTATTACTGACCTTGAGGACGAGTTCGAGCAGATTCCCATGGCTCTTGACGCCAATGGCAAAGACATGAATTATGGCAGCAGGGGGGCTGACAGGGACGAACGAGTAAGGCTCGCTAAGCAGGTTAAGGAGAAGCACATCAGCTTTCCGCAATCAAAAGAGGCGAGAAACGGGCGAGAACGTGGCGAGATTAAGGTGACAGAATGAGCACAAAGAAAAGCGGTGCAGCAGCAACTCAGGGCCAGTGGGGCACGGATGAAACCTCGCAGGCGCATGTCAACAAGCCTTTCCGGGATTTGCACTTGAACGGGCATGACCTATCCCACAGCTACAAGAATCCACCTGCAGCTGTAAGTGTGGACGTGAAAGCAGCGGGTACGAACCATAGCTACCATCACCCCATCATTTCACTAGCAAAGCAGAATTCGCCGTCTAGTCAAGCTAGAGGCAACCGTGTAGTACCAGTAAACGAGACAGGGAAAGGTAAATAATGGCCAGCAACTACGAACCAGGAAACAAGATGCCTTTGGGGGGATCTCCTTCCCCGACTTCTAGCGAATCACGCGAAGATGGGATCATTTCCAAGACCAAGGCTCTAGCGTTCCCAAGCGGTGCAATCCTCTCGCTTGAGAACTTCGAGAGCGCTGGTGGCGGGGCCGGCATGAACTCCGTAGCCAAGATGGAGAAGTTGACGGGCAAGGAATTGCAAGAGTCCTATCGCGTTGGTGCAGTGAATGCCCGCGATATGTCCAGCTACACAGAAAAAGTATCGGATCGCTAAATGCGGGCGGAAGTCCGTCCGACCGTAGCCGATCGCGGCAAGCGCGACCTGTTCTTTCTCTGTAAGACCATACTGGGCTACCCAGACATAGACAAAGATGTGCATGGGCCAGTGTGTGACTTCTTCGTACACAAAGACCCCTCTAAGCCTATTGGCAAGCAAGACCGTGTAAAGAATCGCCTCCTACTAGATCCTCGCGGGCATCTCAAGACAACCATAAATCTAGCTGATGATATCCAGTGGATGCTGTGCTTCCCCGATATAAGGCTGCTTCTAATGAGTGGAAGCTACAAACTCTCTCAGGAAAAGCTGGCCATTGCTCGTGGCCACTTCATGAAGAATAAGGACTTCCGGGCTGTCTACCCGGAGTACTGCCCACCGCTAGATGGTGAATGGGGCACGCTCAACGCATTCACATTGCCAAACCGCGTATCCACGTTCCTGGGCGAGCCTACCATGTCGATAGCGACCATGGATTCAGCCAAGGCTGGTTCGCACTACGATGGGCGCGACGGCGACGACTTAATCAACGAGGTAAACAGCCAGAACCGCGAACAGTTGATGAAGATAGGCTACCAGTGGAGGATGAGTAAGCCTCTGCTTAACCCTGGTGGATACAGCAAGTTAGTGGGAACAAGGTACGACTTCTCTGACGAGTATGGAGAGATAATTGAGAAACACAGCAAGGACTGGAAGATATTCTGCCGTGCATGTTGGGAGATAGATCACCTTGGCAATAAGACGGTGCTATTCCCCAAGAAGTTCTGCCTGGATGGAGAAGAGGCTCCCGAGAAGGAAAACCTGGATTCGCTGCAGCGCGATGACCCAGCGATATTTGCCTGCCAGTATCTCAATAATCCGCTGGCTACAGGGTCACAGCTTTTCCCGCTCAAGATGCTGACAGAGCACACTATACCCAGGGCAGACATACCAAGCGATTTGATACTGTTTATGACGTGGTTTTTGGGGTTTGATCCAAAGGCAATAGGAAACGAGCCGCGAGTCGGGATCGTGGGAGGGTTCAGTGAGACTGGGAACTTATACATTATCGATGCGTACCGTGGGATCTGGAGCAGCCACAATACGATTGAAGCTGTCATACATGCTCTCAGAAAATGGCCGATTCGGCGCATCGGTCTCGGTGAAACTGAATCCGCCGTTCTTCTGGCTCCAGGCCTGGAAGCAAAAGCGCGGGAAGTCGGATTTCCATTACCTGTCGATTGGCTACCCGTCAAGAGGAACATGGAGTCACGTATCAAATCCGTAGAGTCCCTGCAATCGCTGTTCATGATGAACAAGGTTTGGTTCAATGCTGATATGCCGCATCTCGACCACCTTTTCAACGAGTTCAGCCGCTTCCCGAAGTACAAGTACAGTCAGATACCTGAAGCGGTAGCAATGCTCTCGCAGCACTACCGGGGCAGCTCCCAGGAATTGCAGAATCCTAATCTATATGAAAACCCGGAGATTGTGGTATCGTGCGTTCATAGCATGTTTGGCGATCTACAGCAGCAACGTGATGCCGAAGGGTACGGAGATGGAGAATTGGGCGGAGGGCTTGTGGGCTAAATGGCCGTACTCAATTCACCCAGGGAAATCAACGCCGAATTAGATCCCAAGGATCTACCGTTTCCGCCACAACTTCCGAGAGACATAGCAGCAATCAAGCTGGTTCTAAAGGATCTAAACAGAGCCGAATACTACCTGCTAGCCAAGGGTATGACGGTAGAATGGGACAAAGATGACAGGCTTTACCTATTCAGGATGCCGCAAGCCTTTTGGGAAGGCTCTAGCACTCCGCGTTCATCTCTTGGTATGCCGCTCGCTCTTGAGCACATTGAATCTATTATGCCCCAGGTTATGGGCGCTCTATTCGCGGACGATCCTCCATTCAGCGTTGATCCAAGGCCCAAGACTTCTATGGAGGCGGCGCGTGCCGTAAAAGAGCTTCTAGCCTACCAGATGGAAAACATGCAGTTTAAGGAGGAGATGCGCATCGGCATCAAGGAATGCCTGAACTACGGCACAGCATTCTGGAAGTGGGGTTGGAAGCGCTACACCAAGCAGAAGGCCACCTGGAAGCGCAAAGGCGCTCCAAAGATGGAGCCAACGGATGCTGGGCCAGTTACCCTGCCAACAGCCAAAAGCCAGCAAACCAAGCGCATCCTAGAAGATTTTGAAGTCAACGAGCCGTTCCTTGAGTGTCGCCACGTCCGCTGGGTCATCCCCGACCAGTCAACTTTCAGGCCCGATGTACGCAAGGCCAAGTTCCTTGTAGAGCGTGACTACATGGACGTAAGCCAGCTTGAAGAGTGGCGCGACATATGGAATCTGCCTTCCACAGATGAACTGCTAGAGTTGTTCTTTCCTCCCAAGGAGACACCTGAGAGGAGCTTGCTAGAAGGACGGTCTACAAGTTCTGTGCTTAATACGGGTGTCTCCTCTCTCGATATCAACATGGAGTTTAGGGCCATGCCACGCTGGCAAGAGCCATCGGCTGATCCAGCTAAACAGCCCTTGGAAGTGCTGGAGTACTGGTCCAATGACAGACATATTGTCGTACTGCAACGTAAATTGTGCCTCTGCAACGAGCTTAACCCCTACGGCAGAATCCCATTTCTTAGTTGTAATTACATTGACGTACTGGATTCCCTGTACGGTATCGGTGTCACCAAGCTCATTGGTTCAGAGCAGCGACTTCAACAAGGTGTTATCAACGCTAGGCTCGATGATCTGTCGCTCAGACTTAGTGGCACATTCCTCCGCAAGCGTGCGGGTAACACTCCCACGCAACAACTCAGGTTGAGGCCTGGGGGAATCATTGATTCAGACGATGAGAAGGGTGTACAGATGATTCAGTACCCCCCAGCCATCGTAGACGCATTTACGGAGGTAGAGGCTAGCGATGCTCGCTCGCAAAGACGCACCGGTGCAAATGAAATCGTTACCCAGGGAGGCTTGGAAGGACCTAGCTCGATTACAAGGACGGCGAGCGGGATGCAAACCCTTTCTGCCGGCGTGGGCGCTAGAATGGGATACCTCATGGACTTCGTTGCAAATCTCGTGGTTATTCCGGCACTGGAAGCCTTCCATGAAATGAACGGTATGTGGTTAGATCCAGAGGAGATAGACAGAATCCTCTCCGAGGAGCTAAACGCAGCCTATAAGGGCGATGCCATAGACCTAAAGAACGCTCGCTGCAAGTTCTCAATGAAGGCTGGGCAGAAGTACCGCTCGAAGCAGATGATGGCGCAATCGCTTGTTCCGCTCACGCAAACCCTGCTCAACCCACAGATTATGGAAGCCTTGCAGGACCATGACCAAAAGATTGATATTGCAGAACTCGTTCAGATGTATTATGACGTAAGTAACTGGCCTAATCGGCAGAGTCTCATCGTGCAGCTAACGGATGAGGATAAGCAGCGCATCCAGGCCAAGAGCGAGCAAGCTATGCAGTCGAACCTAGAAGCACAGAAGCACGGCCACAGAATGGCGGAGATTGAGCAAAAGGGCATTACCCAGGCTGGCGCGAAGGTAGTTGAGAACTTGGCAGAGCATGCGCATCCTGACGCAGTGAACGGGGCGCAAGAGGGAGAAGAGGGTGGAGGACCAGAAGGTCAGCCTGGAGCTGAGTCCTGAGCAGAGGGCAATCCTAGATGAGTTTGCCAACGCTCAGGAACTAAAGGCCATGACAGGCATGCGTGGCTGGGATATCTATCAGACCCTGGTAGAAGGGTGCATTAAGGATTTGGAGGATCAGCACTTAGCAATGCGCAACATCTCCAAAGAAGCTCTCTGGGCGAACCACATCGCCATCCAGCAAATTAGGGGCTTCTACACTAAACTGCATAGCCAGATATCGAACCGGCTTGAAATAGCGAGAAACCCAGAATCAGCACTTATTGCTATCGAGTCGATTAATGCTAGTATCAATCCAGCAGATTATGAGGGAGAGATTCAATGAGCACTTTGACTACTGGCGATCCAGCCCAGAAGCCTTTGAATGAAGAGTTTGCTCCGTTGAGCGTAGAGCAACTACGCTCTGAGATGGGGCAACCACCTGCGGAGCCGCCCCCGCAGGATGATGGTCCTATCAAGTGGAATGGCAAAGAGTTTGAGGCTGCAATCACGGTAGGCGATAAGACGCAGCGCTTCCTGGGAGCTACGATAGGAGCAGTAGCTGCGCAACTCGTTAAGGCTCAGGAACATGCCTCTGCCAAAATCATCGAGCTTACCAGCAAGCGCAAACCCGTACAGGTAGACAAGACCATTCCCGATTACACCCCCATCAACTGGACCAAGCCCAGGGAACTCACGCCAGCAGAGGAGATGGCCATCCTTGAAATACAGCAGCAAAGCCCCAGCAAAGCCTTCAGAATGCAGTGCCAAGCAATATTTGGATGTAATCCTGAGGAGCTGGTTCGCGGCATACAGACAGGGGAAGCTCAAGCATTGGCAGCGCTTACACAGAAAGCCGCTAACGAATTTATCCGCGAGCACAAAGACGACTTCGAAAGCAACCAAGAAAACAACTCAAGGGTAGACAACTTCCTGAAAACGCAAGGTTTACCGTTTACAAGGAACAACTTTGAGTATGCATTCCAAGAGCTTACTTCCCAGGGTGTGAAGTTCAAGGCTGAAGTCAAGCCTCCCGAGGAGGAAGATATTCCAATACCGCCGCCTCCGGCAACTCTGACTGGCCGCTCTGCCCGAGCAGCCGTGATAGAGGAGCCGAAAGGTGGGGTAGACGACACCAAGGCCGCATCCATGCCACTAGACCAGTTAAAGGCTCTAATTCAGCAACGCGGTAGAGTGGCTGGTGGGTCTGGTCGGTAGTGCAAAGCAACCGCTGAACTTATGGGCGGGCACCTGTAAGGGAAGCATAGCAGAGCACGTCAAAAGCAGCCGAAGCTGGCTTTGCGAACTTTAACCAGGAGATGGGACTAATTCCCCCTAACCTGACGCAAGCAGCGCGCCGGACGGATTCGGCTGTCATCTCAGGCACAATTAGGTAAATCATGGCATATTCACCAGCCAGTGTGCTGACCTCTACTGCAGGTCTGTCGCATCTGGCTTCGATTTACTACGACCGCGTGGCCGTAGAGAATCTCAAGCCGAATCTACCTTTTGTGGCTGTAACCTCTCGCCGGAAGCTGCCAGACCGCAACGGGCGCACTATCCAGTTGTACGGATATGACCTGTTTGCATCGAACACAACTCCCGGAACAGAAGGCACTGTCGGTACGGGCATCAACCCCACCACAAGCACCCGGTCGGTTAGCGTAAACCAATACTTCGATTTTGCTAGCTTCTCAGACATTCTTGTGGAAACCGCCATTGACCCCATCGTAGAGAATACAGCCGCAGAAATGGGCTTCCGTGCCGCTTTGACAGCGAACACGCTAGCCCGTTTGGAATTTGAGGCAGAACGTACCGCAGACACAACCATCTCGATTGACGGCACGGACAACGAATTCCTATCCGCTTCGCTCGTCCGCCAAGCTGTTATGTCGTTGCGTGGCGCTGATGTTCGGCCCCAGTCCGATGGTCTATTCGCGGGCATCATCCATCCGTTCCCTGCTTTTGACCTCATGAATGACAATACCGCTGGTGGCGTCATTGATGTGCTCAAGTATCACAGGGAAGGTTCAGAAGAACTGCAGCGCGGGATTCAAGGGTATCGTGTAGTGGATCTAGCTGGTTGCCGCTTCATCGAAACAACCACAACGTCCACCTATGCGTCATTCCCTTCAGGCAGCAAGACTGGTTACGGTACTTACGTAGTCGGGCAAGATGCAGTGTTCAGTGTGTCTCTGGGCGCGACAGAGATTCCCGAGCAACGCAACTTCCAGATCATCGTAAGGAACTGGGAACCATCTGCAGCCGATCCAGCGCGTGTAGTTGGCGCGAGCGCAGCGTACAACTTCAAGTATGCTGCTATGCGAGTTCCGCAAAACGCTTCTCTCCACCCACGCTTCCGCGTGGTAAGGACAGAGGCTTCTATCAGTTAATGGAGTGCCGAGCGCATGGGCATAGCTGACTATATGGGGCAGCCAATCATCTATGCCGTGCGCCACGGCGAAACCGGCCTGAACGCAGATAACAAGTTCAGAGGCTTTGTGGACGCAGAACTGAACGAGGAAGGCGAGCAGCAAGCAGCAGAAGCTGCGGAGTATCTTAAAAGCGTTGATTTTGTGAATGCTTACTCAAGCGACTTGCAGAGGACAGTGAAGACACTAGACACCATCCTAGGGGAACGCAGGGGCATAGAACCGCAGCAGTTAGCTGCTATGCGTCCCTGGCACATGGGGATGTTTACAGGCAAAGAAAAGAATGCTGCCAACCGTGCTAAGCTGCAGGCGTATGCAGACTCACCTGATACCCCGATACCGGAGGGGGAAGCATTGAATGAGTTCAGAAAGCGATATGGGACCGTATTCCAAGACAAAGTGCAAGAAGCTATGGACCGTGGCGGACCAATACTCCTTGTACAACACGCCAGCAACAACCATGAAATCGGCAACATCATCTACAAGGATATTGATGCCGTCGATGTTGAGCCTGGAGGCGTGGTTGCCGTCTACCTCACCAGGGAAGGACTTGAAGCAAAGCCCTTAAAGAACAAAGCCAAGGATGCGCAGGGGTACGGTCACTCATGATTGAAGTAGCCAACGAATATACCAAGGTATCCTGCTTTGGCTGGCAGACGCCAGTAAAGAAGGCTCCCCTCCAAAAGAAAGAGCTTCTGCCAAAGCAGGACAATGAAATTTTAGCTGCCTACTTCGAGGATACAGACAAGCAGCTTGAGCGGCAGCGCTGGCCTGGGCAGGAGGACTTCAAGAACGCAGCCAAGCGTATGGAAGGTGGGATGCTCGAATCCGACCTTGTACGCAGGGTTACGAGGATCAATCCTGCCCTATTCGCTGAGGATAGTACTGGTAGTAAGGGCTGTGCTGCTTTTTACTGGAAACGGGCAGGGGAAAAAGTTTACACTGCGGCTAACTGGAGAAAAGGGTGGATACCGCAATGGACCATCCTAACTACAGATGCTGCGGACCTACCAACCCGCGATGGCTACAGGCCGGGGTGGAGGCAGATATTGCAGCGGCTGATTCAGGTGGGCGCACTAAGAAGGCATGATGTTGAGAAAGCATTTGGCATCGTGGATCTAAGTGACCTGCGGGGGCGCAACTGGCATAATGCAGTAGGTAGATTCACTTCGTAAGGGAGTTAAAATATGGCAGTTATTGGCACGGCATCATCGGCGCAATCCAGTTCTGTGGGAATTTGGTGTGAAGTGACGCCCGCTGCGGCGTTGACACTCTCAGCCAGTTCCACTACAGCGCATACGATTGTGCTACCAACCACGGGAAGCGGTTCTTTGCTCAGTCCAAACTTCCCAGTAGCGGTAACGGTACTCACTCCGGGAACGTTTACCAGCTCTGCTGGCGTCGTATTCAACCCCATTTATGGCGGGGCAAATACGGGCATGCCGGCAACAACCAGCGCGGCTGGGGCGGTTAACCTCTCCGGTGGTACTGTTACTATCACGTTCGTCAATTCCGGTGCAGCGGCAACAATCACGGCAGGCACAAGGATTCTGCTTGTGCAGAATGGCGGAGTCTAACCATGTCAGCATTTCAGAAGGCGAATTGGACTCGCACGGCTGGTTCAGAGAAGGCGATTCAGTACTTCCCTGGAGCTATCACCACAGCCACGGTTGCGGCCAATAGCACCCTGCTAATCACAGTTACGGCGGCTTGGATGTTCAAGGGCAATGGCCCGGTTGATGTGAGCTTGCCCCTTGGATTCACCCTTGCTTCTGGAATGTCATTGGGAGAGGCTGTTTTGGTAGCCCCCGCTTCGGCTGGGTATCCAACCGTGCATCCACGCATCATTTTCAAGGTGGTTAACTCTACCGCTGCCGCAATTACTCCGGTAGCGACAGACGTAATAATGACCCAATTCTAAGGAGGCTAAATGTCAGAAGGCGCTCAGGACCAAGCATCTCTCTTCAAGATGCTAGTAAGTGCTTTTAAGGAAGCTATCGTTGCGGGACGTTCCGCTCCGCTTGATCCTGAAAAGGAAAAGCGCAAGGAGCGTGACCGCGAGCGTATGCGTGCGCAGATCAAAGAAAGCAACATCGAACTGCTCAGGCGTTACATGGCTTGCAATCACAAGCGCAACACAGTAGCCATGAACGGCACCAGTACCATAGCGTGGGCCAACCAATCGGATGGCGTCTACCGTGGTACGTGCCAGCGCTGCGGGTGCGTATTCAGTCCTAAAAAGGACGAATGCTTCGATGAGAAAATCTGGAAGATGTACGACACTGTAGTACGCATCCCTCCCGGTAACGCTGACGTACAGATGTAGGAGATGAATGGCATCTACACTTACGCTCCAGTCAGTCATAGATTGGTGCAGAACCCAGCCTGGGATAAAGGGACAGCCGTTGACCAGCATGCTGGGGTTGACAAACGAACCTGGTTTGTCAATGTGCAACAACGTTATGCAGGAGTTGTTCTGCTCACCCAATAACTGGAGATTCAATCGCGCCAACCTAGCCCCTGGCGGTGGGGCTGGCAGTGCCTTCCAGGCAGCATTCACGACGGTAGCTTACCAGCAGGATTACGTCATATCGGGAGCTAGCGCAGAAGTTGTGGGCGTAGGCATCACGCAGATTAATTCCCTTTTCTCTGGATCTCCAGGCATATCCGGCAGCGGGGCTACAGTCACAGTAAATACAGGAGACTTCGGACCGCACGGTTTCATCCCTGGGCAGAACGTCATAATCCGCAACGTCCAGAACGTAGGCTTCAATGGTACGTTCCCTATTACAGGGACTCCCGATTCCACGCACTTTACCTACGCCAATGCCACGTTGGGGATAAGCGGAGGCCCCGGCATAACGGATATGGGATGGCTGGAATCCTGCACGTTTCAGGATTATTCGAGCAGTGGAACTGTTAAGCCAGTGCATGATGTGGAAACGGTGTTTGCGCTTCGCCCTGAATCCATCATTCAGAACCCTATCCAGGTCTGCTTTCTGAGCGAGGATGTAAACCACTCTACGGTAACTATCCGCACGTGGCCAGTTCCAGGTTCGCAGATTTGGGGTATCCAGATTCCTTACCAGAGCAAGTGCCCAGTGTTTAGCAGCCTTGGGCAGACCTGGGGACCTTGGCCGGATGAGTTGGGGTATGTAGTGCGTGCAGGCGTGAAGTGGCAAGCGTTTCTGACTTGCAGCGATCCCAGAGCCGATAGTGAATGGCAAAAGTTTCAAGCTGCTATAGTTAAAGCCTTAGATATCAAGCAACAAGAGAAGCGCGGAGAAAGTTATTTCCCAGACCTCCCGATGCTGCGGGGCGGATAAATGGCGCTTACCTATCCAGCGCCGATGCTCAACATTGACCGGATGTACACGGGTTTGGTTACGCAGCGCAATGTACTGATTCCTCCTATTAGGGTATTTGGGCGCAGGATCATTGAATTGTTCGACAGTCTGGTCCTATGCAGCAACATGGAGATTAGTAACAGGCTGACGCTTCGCAGGCGTCCTGGCTACATCCAGTACAACACCACATTTCTTGTGCCTGGAACGGTACAAAAGTTTTACACCTTCCAGCCGCAGGGGAATCTCTATCCGATCATCGACAGCACGGCTGGGGTGTTCCAGGTGAATCCAGGCAATGTGGCTGGCACGACGCTAACCACAAAGACACAGGGAGCGCAATCCAGTTTCAAGTACATCGGAAACTACCTGTACATCGGGAATCAGGAGTTTGAAAAGAAAGTAGACCAGAACCTAACTGTAACGAACTGGGGCATTGTGGCTCCCCAACCTCCCGGCTCGTCTGCCGCCTATGCCGGAACAGGAGCAGATGTAGCTTTTGGCACCGTCTTTCCTTGGGCTAATCCCACGCGAGTACAGGGATCGCCGGATGGTTCCTATACTACAGTGACTCCGGTAGCTCCAGTTAAAGTTGGGGTTATGAATGGCAGTGCCACTTCGGATATGTTGCAAGCCACAAACTACGGGTCATTGGCTGGGCTTGGAACAATCATTACCGGAGTCCAGCTGGACCTTACCGGTTTCGTGACCAACAATTCGCCTGGGAACACACAAGCTCAAGTATTCGTTAACGCATTTCTTATTCAGAGCGGCGGAATCATAGGCAATGGTAAGTACGTTTCACTAACCGGAGTTTCTTCTACGGTAACCGTAGGCGGACCATCAGATAATTGGGGAGCCGCGCTTACTTCCGGGATCATCAACTCCGGTACTTTCGGGATAGGTATTTCTATATATGTAGTAAATCACAGTACCACGCTTACTTCTTCTTTCACCTGCAACATTGACGCTGCACACATAACAGTATCGAGCATAGGCGCACCCACGGTAACGCCTGCCGGTTCAGGAACATTCGCTGCCGTTTCCGGTTATGTCTATGTCTATGCCTACGGCAGTTCGCAGGATGGTTCGCTATCGAATCCCACCGTCCCCAGCAACAACACAGGAGTATTCTCTAGCAAGTTGGATGTGCAGATACCGGTGGTGGCAAGCACGGACCCACAAGTTAACCAGATACGGGTATTTCGCACAACAGACGGCGGAGGAAGCACGTTCTTCGAGTTGCCCACTTCGCCATATCCCAACACTTCCACTACGATTTTGGACAATAGTGCGGATTCCACTCTGACCATCCAGAATCAAGTTGTTTCTCCGTCGTTTGCCTGGAGTCCTCCTCCTGGCGGGTTACAACTGATGGAATGGTATGCCGGCAGGCTGTGGGGAGCGGTCGGCAACTTGCTGTATTTCGCCGCTGGTCCCGACAACATCATCGGCAACCCCAACACTGCTTGGCCTCCCGCCAACGTCTTTGTCCTGCCAACCACGATAACCAAACTGGTAGCGATGCCCTTTGGCATGATGGTATTTACCTACGATGATGTGCACATCGTGCAAGGCATCCAGAATCCCGGTTTTACCGTCAACCGCTACGTGCAGGGATTGGGAGTAAGGCAGCAGAACGCCGTTGATAGTGACGGCTCAAACATTTACGTCTACACGTCAGACCAGCAATTCCTGAACCTGAATGCCAACGGCATTGAGCAGGTAGGGCAGAACATAGGAGATTTGCTGGATACGCTCGATCCCACCAAGGTATATGTAGCGGTTCACAGGTCAGGCAGCGAAGATAACCATCTATTCATTTCCGATGGGTCCACCAACATCTACCCATACAACCTCACGCAAGCGGCGTGGGAAGGCATCCAGAAGGTTTTTGGCGGGTCTAATGCCATTGATTCGATAGAGATTAGTCCTGGAGTGCATAAGTTACTACTGTCTTATCCGGGAACTTTTGGGCTGGTTCTCCAGCGGGATTTGAATACATTCTCCGATTATGGCAATCCCTATCCAGCTTTTGCGCAGTTTGGGTCTATCCCATTGGCAGATCCCGGACAGTTAGCCATTGTTAGAGCTATCGTTCTTAAGCTATCGGCGGCAACATCGGCACCAACTGTCTTTGGGTTGTTCAACGAGATAAGCGGTACAGGCCTGCAACTAAACGCAAACACGGCTCCGCTTAGTATGCCTAGCGAGTATGCTGGAACTCCTTTCGCATCCACTACTTACCAGTGCCTGGAGTACCTAACAGAAACGGTAAACACTCCCGAGGGCTTGCTGCATATGCAGTTCAATGTGCAGTTTGGTGCTACAGCAACGTATGACGAAATTCTGGGATGGGCGATCTATGGCCCGTTGCCGCCGTTTGAGCAGCAGCAAGCAGCGCTACCGCAGTTACAGGGACGTTAAATGGCCAAGCAATACGAGACTATCCACACGAACGAGCAAGGGCTGCTAACCGGCGCTACTGCCCCTAACCAGATACGTCCACGATCATTCACGAATCCCGATGATGTGTATGACGATGTGGTGGGCTTCGATACGATCTATGGAACGTTCCAGCCGGGAGTATTCAGGCCTATGTGGAGGGTGCGCCCTTCAGCCATCCAGCAGAACCGCATCACAACTGTGAACTCGCCAACGGGCACTGGAACTCCGCAAGTTACGTCAAGTTATAAGCAGGGAGTGGTACTAGGACCTTCCACTACTTCCACTACACTACTACTAGTACCCGACATGAGCACTTCGATACAGACGTTTGGTGCTGTGCAGGTAGGCTTCCAGATCACAGCGCAGACTGTGAACGCCAACGATCCTGCCAACTTTGCCATCTACCGCGACGGTGTGCAGATCGCAGCGACCTTCCAGCAGTCAGGCGGAGCCAATACCAATTTCACTATCAGCCAGACGATAGTGGACAATCCAACACCGGGGATACACGTATATGCTTTGTACTGGTCAAAGACAACGAGTACACTTACCGCGAGTGGAAAGGCGAGGTCGATTTATGCAATTAACCTCAAGCCCGTCTAGGTGATACTGGAAGATGCAACGACGGAGGATTTGAAGGAAGCAACGGAATGGGCGCTGGCCAAGGCGGTATTCGCTGACGTGCCCGTAGAGGACCTAGAGGGAGCATCGTTCTTGAAGGTCAAAGATGTGTTCTATGTTCCGGTCAAAATGGTTCCGTGGGAGGATGGGCAAGCTCTGTTTATTGGTCCTCTACTTATACGTCCTGACGTGGAAGGTAAGAGGTTGGGTCTCGCGCTTCATCGGATGATACAGGGAATCAGGAAGAGTTATAGCGGGGATATAATCTATCGGAACGTAGAAGAGAATGGGATTGACACCTTAGCGCGCTACGGCGGCTTTGAGGGCACAGCTGGCGGAATGATGGTGCAAAGAGGCAGTCATGTGCAGCGGCCCCAGTAGCGGACAAGTAGCAGCGCAACAGTCCCAAACTGATTACACAAATCAGTTGATGAACATCATGAATACGGAGTTTGCCAACCAGCAATCCGTCCTAAGCTATATTCTCCCGCAGTTGCAGGCAATGGCCACGAACCCCCAGGGGTTTGGTGCAACAGAATATAAGAATCTACAATCACAGATAGTTAACAACGTAGGAGCGCAATTTGCTGGAGCGCAAAAGGCTGCAAATGAGAACTTCGCAGTATCGAATGAAGCGGGGTTGCCATCGGGCGTGCAATCGCAGGTAAATGCACAGATTAGTGCAAACGCTGCTGGGGCGGAATCTTCTAACCTTACAAGCCTGTCCATTCAGAATGAACAACTTAAACAGCAGCAACAGCAGTATGCTTTGGGTGGGCTAACAAGCATTGCCGGTACTTCAGGCCAGCAGACCATTGGGGCGGGTGGTGTGGGATCTGGTAGTGCTAGTCAACAGTTCAATGAGGCTACTACCATGGCGAACATGGGCAACTGGTGGCAGCCAATCCTGGGTGCAGCGCTGGGTACAGGTTTGAGCGCTGCAACGGGTGGCTTAAGCAGTCTGGTAGGAAAGGCAACTAGCGGAGCGGTTTCTGGTGGGGCTGGTCTTGGCAGTTCTGGCGCTTCAGTGGGGTATGGATGATGAACCGCGTAGAAGCATTGACGGAGGCTCTTATCAAGTACACGCGCTACTCGGAGCCTGAATCGTCGGAATACAAGTTCCGTAATCCCTTGGGCTTGCGGTGGTATCCAACGGCTTCTGACCATGACCATGATGAAGCTACAGGGCTACGCATATTCGGCTCGCTGGTCGATGGCTACCAGGCAGCGCTATTCGATGTGAAGCTCAAAGTGGCCGGCAAGAGTAGGGCTGGACTCAAGGGCAATGACACTCTGATAGACCTGTGCAGAAGCTACTCAATGCCCGATGGCACAGCAGCGTATGTAGCCAAGTTCTTACGCAAGGCTTTGGGAATGGACCACTTGAACGAGCGCACGCATTTAGAGTATTTCGCGGAGAACAGTCATGCCAGATCCGCAGGGTAACGTACAGCAAGGCGAGCAAGGCGTACAGTCCGCAGGGCCTACGCCCGTGCTAAAAGATCCAGTTGGCCTTACCAGCGGTATGGGTGAAGGTCTAATGGGAGCTTCAGCCGATGCATTGGCAGATGCCAGTGGCTCCGCTCCTGCTCAACAGGGGCCTCCAGCACCACCCACACAGAAGCCTGTATTCTTCCAGAAGCTCCTAGGCTCGCTTGGCCTTGGTCTCATCAATGCCGTGCGTGCAGGGTTAGAGACGCCCCTAGGACCTAACGCATTCGGTCAGGCAGCCACTACAGCGTACAATCTCCCAGAACAAGACAAACAGGTAGCGGCAGCCCGTAAAACCGCTCTAGCGCAACAGCAAGCGGCCCAGCAGCAGGCTGAGTTGCAGACCAAGTACGGCCCTGAAAAAGAGCAGACGATGATGGCCCAGTTGCACCTGAACATACTGCATACCATGGCCAACCTGCGGCAGATGAATCAGGAGTACCAATTCGGGGCCACCAATGCTATGGCCAGTTCGTTCTCTAAGATGGCTGAAGAGGGAGACGTAGAGTACGCTCCCAATAGCGGCGTAAC